TAAACTTAAAAATTCTACTAATACAAATCTATTAATACTAGATGAGATATTTGATTCAAGTTTAGACCTTGCAGGAACAGATGATTTCTTTAAAATAGTACAGAAATTATCAAACGAAAATGTCTTTATTATTTCACATAAAGGTGATATACTATTTGACAAATTTACAAATATAATTAAGTACAAGAAAGATAATAACTTTTCAGTACTAGATAGGATATAATGGTTAAAGTAATTTCAAAAGAAGAAGCAGAAAAACAAGGAATGGAAGTAGAAAGACTTTTACAATTGATACCACCTAGTGACCCTAGAGTTAGGTCAGCAATAGCACCTTTTACAGATGATATGTTAAAGGAACACGACATAAAAGATAGAAAAGAACTATCAGATTTAATGTTTAAAGCAATGTTAAGATATGGTGGTATAGGTCTATCTGCTAATCAAGTAGGTTTACCATTTAATATGTTTGTATTAGGTGATAATTTATCATTAGAAAATGGTTTAAAAATGACTTGTTTTAATCCTATGATAGTTAGTACAAGTAAAGAAACAGTATTAATGAAAGAAGGTTGTTTAACTTATCCATTTTTATTTTTATCAATAGTAAGACCTAGAAAATGTGTAGCAAAATATACAGATGAAAATGGAGATTTAAAAGAAGGACAATTAGATGGTATGATAAGTAGAATATTTCAACACGAATATGAACATATGTTAGGTAGAAACTTTACTGAACACGCAAGTAAAATGAAATTAGATATGGCAGAAAAAAAGGCAAAGAAAATGTGGACGTTGGTGCAAAAAAGAAATGAAAAAGCTAACAAATAAAACTGATACAATGAATGCTTTAGAAGCATTTGGTGTAGAAACAACAGGTGATGAACTTATTACAAGTAAGGGCAATCTAAAAGGTGTTGTTCAAGATGAAGAGGAATTAAACTCTAATATTGATATGATATATGAGTATTGGAAGAAGAGAGGATTTCCTTATTATGCTACAGATAAACAGTATAGAGAAGCACAGTTTAAAACATTACAATCTACAGACTTTAAAGGTCTATTAACGCAAGACAAAGTTATTAAACCGAATCAGACAGGACTATCTTTAGCTTGGTCGTATATGCCACATAGTTTTGGTATACGTTGTGGTAAAATGAGAACTCCTATGGAGATATATGAAAATGAAGAACACTTTAAAAAAGGTATTAAAAAATTATTAACAGGTAGTTTCTTTGGCAAACAATCAGTAGATACTTTAATGCCTATTGCAAGTAATTTAGATGGAGAAATAACTGAAATATCTCCTGAATCAAAACACAAATCAGAAAGTGTTATGAGGTCTTTATTAAGAAGATATACAGGAACTCAATGTGTATCTAATTTTAGACCTACAGCAGCGGCGTGTTTATATTCACACTTTGCCCACCCAGGTGCTATGGTATGGGATATGTCAATGGGATATGGTGGTCGTATATTAGGTGCAATTATATCAGATATTAACTATATAGGTACTGATCCAGCTGAATTAACATTTAAAGGATTAAAAGAAATTAAGAAAGATTTTGGTAGAGAGAATAGACATTACTTTTTAAACAAGTGTGGTAGTGAAACCTTTGTTCCAAAAGAAAATACTTTAGATTTTGCATTTACAAGTCCACCTTATTTCAATTGGGAACAATATGGTGATGAAGCAGAACAATCATTTAATCAATATAGTGGTAATGAAGAGTGGAACAATGGTTTTTTAAGAACAACTATACAAAATGCATATATAGGATTAAAAAAAGGTAAGTATATGGGGTTAAATGTAGCGAACATTAAATCACATAAGACCTTTGAAGATGATACAGTACGAATCGCTGTAGAAGAAGGATTTACACACACGGATACCTACAAATTACAGTTATCCTCGCAAGAATCTGGTGCAAAATATGAGCCAGTTTTCATATTCCAGAAATAGGATCGTCTGGAAGCCGCATAAAATAAGGGGAAATTAACTATTGACTTTCCCGATTTTTTCCTGTATTATATATACATACTATGAAAAAAAGCACTACAATAAATTTAGATACTAAAAGTCAACTAGCTAAATTAATTGCAACAGAAAATATAATCATACAACACAACAACGTTTCAACAGCAAGTTTTAATACAAAGACTCGTGTGTTAACTCTTCCTATATTTAAAGAATCACACGGTGATGTTTATGATATGTTGATTGCTCACGAATGTGCCCACGCATTATTTACTCCACAAGACGGATGGAAAAAAATTCAAGATGATGATGAGTTAAGAACTTACGTTAATGTATTAGAAGACACTAGAATAGATAAAAAAATTCAAAAGAAATACCCAGGAGTTGTTAGAAACTATATCAACGGTTTTGATATATTAGAAAAACAAAACTTCTTTGGTATGAATAACAAAGATTTAAATAAAGAACTTATGTTAATTGATAAGATTAATTTAAGAAGTAAATCAAGTAACAGAATACCATTTATATTTACTCCCGATAACAACAATTGGTTAGCAAAAGTTGACGCCATCAAAACTTTTGCTGACGTTGTTAGAGTTGCTAAAGAATTATTAAATTGGCAGAAAAAACAAGTTGAACAAATGAAGAAATTGCCAGACTTTGATGAACACCCATTAATTAAAAACTATGAATTATCAGATGAAGATACTACAGACGCTGAAGATAGTAAAGATATAACTGACCAATTATCAGATGAAGATAAAAAAGATTTACAAGATGAAATAAATGACAAAAGAGATTCAGAAGAAAAAGGTACAGACAACGATTTAAAAGATAAAGAAAAAGAAGAAGAAAAAAAATCAGAAGCAACACAACACGCCAAAGGTGCTGACGGAGACCCTACTCCTAAAAAATTAAAAGCTATTACAAATGAATCTTTTGAACAGAAAAAAGAACAGTTGTTAGATAAAAAAACTTCTTATGTATATGGAACATTACCTAAACCAAATCTTAAACAATGTTTAGTATCATATAAAACTTTTATAAACGATTTCAGAAAACATATTAATGAGTCAATGCAAAGTTATCCAGAAGGTACAATAGAATATAAAAGATGGTTGTTAGATAAGTTTAAAAAATTTAGAACTGAAAACAAGAAAACAGTTATGTATCTTGTTAAAGAATTTGAAATGAAAAAAGCTGCTAGTGCTTACAAGAGAGCAAGTACTGATAAAACAGGAGTTATTGATCCTTTAAAATTAAAAAATTATAAATTTAGTGAAGATATTTTTAAAAGAATGACTATTATACCAGACGGTAAGAACCACGGTATGATTATGTTATTAGATTGGTCAGGTAGTATGAGTGATTGTATTTCTGATACTGTTAATCAATTAATTAATTTAGTTGAATTTACTAGAAAAGTTAATATACCATTTGAAGTATATTTTTTCACTAGTGAAAGAGATTATGATGAAAGAGATAAAGAATATTGGAAATATAAAAACGGTGACTTTGCTTTTGATGAATTTAAATTAGTAAATTGTGTGAGTCATAGAATGAAAAAAAATGAATTTGAAGAAGCATTATTATATATGTTTCATATGGCAAAAGATTATGACCAACGTTGGGGAAGAAGAGACTCAATGGATTATCCAGAAGGAAATAACTATCATATACCAGACAAATACTATTTAGGAAATACTCCTTTAAATGAAGCATTGTTAGTATGTCATAACTTAATACCAGAATTTCAAAAGAAATATAGTATTGAAAAACTTACTTTTATTACTTTAACTGACGGAGGTGCCAATAGTTTCAGACACAATCAGATACAACCTTTACCAGAAAAACCTACTAAAGCTATTGATGAATTAGATATAGCAGACGCCAAGAAAAAAGGAAGAAATTATGTTAAAAAGAGTATTGATTATTCATCTAAAGTAGTTATTAATCATAAGAATAAAAAGATAGTTTTAACAGACGGTTGGTACGGTAGTGCTTTTACTGATACATTATTAGATATGATTAAAAAAGATTACAACCCTACAATAGTCGGTTTCTACATTGTTAAAAGAATTAGACGTTGGGATATGGATAGATTTATCGGTGCATATACTGACTATGAAGATAAAGAAAAAAAGAGATTAAAAATGCATAAGCAATTTAGAACTGAAAACGCTGCTGATGTAAAACAAAACGGTTATGACAAGTATTTCTTATTGAACGGTAAGAAAATGCATATTGAGAACTTTAATTTACAAGACGCTACTATTAAGAAAGGAACTGGTGCTGAATTAAAAAGAATCTTCGGTAAGAGTATGAAGAATCGACTAGTTTCCAGAGTAGTTTTAAACAAATTTATAGCGGAGGTCGCATAAACAATGAAAAAAACATTGAAAAATAAGGGTATTTTATATATTGACTTTTCTAAAAAATTCCTGTATAATATATCTATAAACACAATATGAAAGGACGAAAAAACACTATGTTAAATCAGAAACAAATTGACTTTGTTAAACACGCTAAGAAGTTGTTTCCAAACAAAGTTGAGTTAACACTTGCTGATTTAGTACTTGCCAATAAAGAATTTGGACATAAGTACGAACCGCAATGGTTGACAAAAGATAAGAACCTAAAAGTTGATAGGGGATTATTTAAATTACCAAACATAGATGATGACGTTTCAGAAGAAACAAAAGTTTCTAAAACTGAAACAGTTAAAGAGAATAAAATAAGTGAAGCAGCTTATATTGTTTCTTCTTTGACTGGCGACATTGTTCCTAAAAAAGACAAAGTTTTCGTATCATTTGGTAATTATCCAGACGTAAAATCAATCGTCAAATCCAGAATGTTCTATCCTGTTTTTATTACAGGACTTTCGGGAAACGGTAAGACTATGGGAGTTACCCAAGCTTGTGCCGAAAACAGACGAGAAATGATTAGAGTCAATATAACAATTGAAACAGACGAAGATGACTTGCTCGGCGGTTACAGACTTAAAGACGGTCAAACTGTTTGGCAAAACGGACCTGTTATAGAAGCAATGGAGAGAGGTGCTATTCTATTACTTGATGAGATTGACCTTGCAAGTAATAAGATTATGTGTCTTCAACCTATTCTTGAAGGTTCAGGAATCTTTGTTAAGAAGATTAATAAATTCGTGAAACCTGCCGACGGATTCAACGTGATTGCTACTGCTAATACTAAAGGACAAGGTAGTGAAGACGGAAAATTTATCGGAACTAACGTGCTTAACGAAGCATTTTTAGAAAGATTTCCGATTACATTTGAACAGAAATATCCAAGTGTTAAGATTGAAGAAAAAATCTTGATTAAGACTCTTGAAAAAAGTGGCAAAAAAGACGCCGCCTTTTGTAAGAAGTTAGTCACTTGGGCAGACGTTATAAGAAAAACTTTCTTTGACGGAGGCGTAGATGAGATTATCTCAACAAGAAGATTAGTCCACATAGTTCAAGCATTTACTATCTTTAAAGATAAGTTAAAAGCTATTGAAGTATGTACTAATAGATTTGATGAAGATACAAAGAATTCATTTGTAGAGTTATATACTAAAGTTGACGGAGGTGCTACAGCAGATACAATTGCTGAAGACCAAAGAAAAGCCGAAGTAGCTGAACAAGTGAAAGAGGATGAGAGTGACTCAAAAGATGACGCTGATGAATCTAACGATACTTCAGCTCATATTTAAAAACTCTCAATCATAGTGTAAGTCCTGAAGCGGAGGTAGTGCTCCGCTTCACTAAAACACTAATTTATAAAGAAGAGAGGAGTGAAATAGTAATGAGTAAAAAACCCAAACCAATAAACGTTTGTGTGCCAAAAGAAGTTAAAATAAAAGTAACAAAGTATGCCAAAACTTGTGGCGTTCCTGCAACAGTACTTATAGGAGAGATATTGTTAAAAGGTTTAAATGATACTACAAAAAATAGTATTATGAATCTAAAAGCAGATGAAGCATTAGCAAAAGAAGACGCTATTATTCAAAATGCAGAAGAAAAAAAGAAAGCTATACTAGATGAAAAAGCAAAAAGACTTAAAAAAGCTGCTTAACTTTATTAATAGGGCGAAGAAACTAGAACCGTTTATTTGCCCTATTAAAACAAAGAATCCAGGTGCTATTGGTATTGAGATAGAAAATAAATTAATACCAAAGGGACATAGAAAAAATATATCAGATATACCAATGTTAGAATTAAAGACTAAAAATATTAAAAGTAATAAAACATTATCATTAGCAAAATATGGTAATCCTAATAATACATTTATTAATACTTTTAATAAAGTAAAAGATAATTTAATGTTAATATATTGGAAGAAATTAAAAAATAAAATACACCCAATTAAAATTGAGGTATATTCAAAATTAAATAAAAGTTTATTTGCTATATATTGTAGTGAAGTAAGAAGAAAAGCAATTATAAACTGTACAGTACAGGCAAGTAAACTAAAATTAATGTATGATAAACAAATAATTTATGAATATGAATAACGGATATTTTGCAGTTGTATTAAATAAGAAATCCTGTGTTGAGGTAGGAAGAAAAGCAACAATGGATGTTAAAGTAAGCGACCATATTACACTTGCATATAAACCAAACAATAGAGATTTTAATAAGTTGAATAAATTGATTGATAAAAAAGTTGATGTTTATACCAATCAAATAAGAGCAAACAAAAGTATAGAGGCATTTTGGGTAAGTGATATGTATTTAACTAAATCATATAAAAAATTAAATAGATTAGATAAAGGTTCACCACATATTACAATATCACATAAGAAAGATTTTAAACCAGGTAACGCAAATACAATGTTTAAAAAACCAACTTCTAAACAAACAGATTGCAGGATGTTAGAAGGTAGAATTAAATGGATTTCATATGAAAAGGAGGTAAGTTAATTATGAACGATTTTTATAGCGAATATATGAAGAAACAAAACAAAAGAAATAAATTAGAAAGATTTTTAGATAGACATAACCATACAATGGAATTAATTAGAACTATACTTCCAGTTATTTTGTTAGTTATGCAAACAATAATTTTATTAAAGATACTTTAATGGCACATAGTAAAAAAGAAGTTTTGAAGATATTAGAAAAGAATAAGATTAGTAATTTTCAGACACCTGAAGAACAAATACTGTTGAAATTAAACAAAGCAAAAATTGAAACATTAGAATCTCAAAAACAAGAATTAGAGGACAGTATGAATTCTTCCAGACACCAGGAATATGTTAGAAAAGAAATGGATAAAATTAGAGCAGAAGGTTGGAAAGAGGAATCAACTACTGATACACATAAGATTATTAAAGAAGCGGAGAGGAGGGTAAAAGAACGTGGCAATAACAGTTGAAGTAAGACACGGTAATGTAGAGAAAGCAATGAGAGTGCTTAAGAAAAAAGTACTTAAATCAGGTCTATTAAAAGAGTATAGATTAAAACAATACTACAGAAAACCATCTGAAATTAAAAGAGAAAAGAAAAAAGAAGGCATTAAAAACGCCAAAAAGCAACAGAAATTAAGAGAAGCAAGATTATAGAATTACACGCCTGTGCTTGAATAAATATATTATACCAGGCAGTTCATAAGTCCTGGGGCGTGGAAGGGTGCCAGCACCTGCATATTTTAAATATGAAAGCTGGTAGTAGTTTGAGGTCTACTATAACAAAACCTCAATGAATTGTAAGTTTTGTAGCAGTTTGGGGAGACTCTAAAAGCTATAGAAGGTCACACGAAAGTGGACACTACGAGTGAGGTTTTGTCAAGTTCATACACTATAAAACAAACTTGACGGCGCTGCTTGTATTTTGTAAATTAATACATATATAAGTAGTAGTGAGTGCCATTAAGGGCTCACATAACGATAACTTTGCTTAATAAAGGAGGTTTATATGACCAATAAAGCATTATCTATTTTTAACAGATTAAGACCAGTATCAGTAGGATTTGATTCTATCTTTGACCATTTCGGTTCAATGTGGGATGACGATTTTATATCTGATATACAACCGTCTTATCCACCATACAATATAGTTAAGTCTGGTAAGAACACTTACGATATTGAAGTTGCATTAGCAGGATTCAATAAGAAAGACATTAACGTTGAGGTTGAGAACGGTATGTTAACTATCCAATCAGTAAAAGACGAATCTGAAAAAGAGGTAGAAGACAATGACGGTGTATTACATAGAGGAATATCTAAAAGGATGTTCAAAAGGTCTTTCACAATCGCCAATGATGTAAAAGTCAAAGGTGCAGAATTGAAAGATGGTCTTTTAAAAGTTTCTATGGAGAAGATTGTTCCAGAAGAAATGAAGTTAAAAACTATACAGGTTAAATAATACAACCTATTAGATAGTGGCGGGGAAACTCGCCGCTATTTTTTTTGGTCCAACATTGACTTATAAATAGTATTGATATATAATAATAACAATGAGGAAATTATGAATAAAATATTAGTGATTTTAATGAGTTTGATTCTTGTCAGTTGTGTACAAAATCCAAAACTATCATTCGGTAAAAAATGCGTAGAAAAAGGTGACCAGGTTCACTTTTCTTATCTATGGATATATGATAAAAATGCTGGATTACAAGCAGATGAGATTACTTGCGAGTTAATAGACAACCAGGATTGACATTAATCACACTTGGTGATATATTAACAGTATGAAAGATATAACTAAAACTATACCATACGTGGTATTTAAAGAGCGAGTCGCAGGAAGTTGGAAGACATTTACAACAAACGATATATTTCCTGCAGGCAAACAATTAGTTTTTTCTTTACCAGGTGCATTTACACCTACGTGTTCTAGCAAACAACTACCAAATTTTGAAAGACTTTATGAAGAGTTTAAATCAAAAGGTATAGATGAGATTTATTGTTTATCAGTAAACGATTCGTTTGTAATGAACGCTTGGTTTGATAGTCTTAAAATAACAAACGTTAAGGCGATACCAGATGGCAATGGTCATTTTACCAGACGTATGGGTATGTTAATTAATAAAACACACCTAGGATTTGGTATGAGAGCTTGGAGATATGCGTTTGTTGTAGAAGATGGACAAATTATTAAATGGTTTGAAGAAGAAGGTATCAACGACCAAGGAAAAGATGAAGACCCTTTTGTTGCTACTGATCCAGAGAACATTTTAATAAATATATAATTATAAATTATGAAGGAGTTGATATGAACCTATCACAAAGTACAGTTGCAATCTTAAAAAATTTTTCTGAAATTAATAAAAACATTTTAGTTAAACCAGGAAAGCAACTACAAACTATTTCTACTTTAAAGAATATTCTTGCCGAAGCAGATATAGACCAAAAATTTGAGCAAGAATTTGCGATATACGATTTACCAGAATTTTTAAGAGCAGTTGAATTATTTTCTAAATCAGATATCAAATTTAATGGTACTAACAAATTGGTTATTTCAGACGCCAATTCAAGACAATCAGTTAAGTATTTCTTTGCAGATAAGTCAGTAATAGTTGCACCAACTAAATCAATTAATATGCCTGATAAGTATGTAACCTTTACATTAAAGAGTAAATGTTTTGCAGACTTATTGAAAGGTATAGTTACATTAAACTTACCTGACATTGCAGTAAAAGGTGATGGTAAAAACATTACAATGATTGCAACTGATAAGAAAAATAAATCTTCAAATGATTATTCTGCTGTAGTAGGTACAACTGATAAAACTTTTGTAGCATATTTCAAAGCAGAAAACTTGAAAATAATACCAGATGATTATGATATTGCTATTTCTAAACAAAGAATAAGTCATTTTGTAAATAGAAATAAACCAGTACAGTATTGGATAGCATTAGAACCTGATTCTGAATTTTAAATGATGAGTATATTATGGCAGAAAATTTGTGGGTTGAAAAATACCGACCTAAAAAAATTGATGATTGCATTTTAACAATTGAATTAAAAGAAACTTTTAAGCAGTTTGTAAATCAAAAAGAACTCCCCAACCTACTACTATCAGGTACAGCAGGTACAGGTAAGACTACTGTAGCACGTGCTTTATGTGAAGAGTTAGGTGTTGATTACATTATCATTAATGGATCAGACGAAGGCAGACAGATAGATACGTTAAGACATAAGATTAAAAACTTTGCGTCAACTGTATCTTTAACTGAAACAGCAAGACATAAAGTTGTTATACTTGATGAAGCGGACTATATGAATCCAGAGTCCGTTCAACCTGCATTAAGAAATTTCATAGAAACATTTTATAAGAATTGTAGATTTATCTTTACTTGTAATTATAAGAATAAGATACTACCTGCATTGCATAGTAGATGTACTGTTATTGATTTTATAATTACTAACGGTCAAAAAGTTAAGACAGCGACACAACTTATGAATAGGTTATGTAGTATCTTAACAGATGAAAATATAGAGTTTAATAAAAAAGTAATTGCAGAATTAATCCAGAAACACTTTCCAGATTTTAGAAGAACTATTAATGAACTTCAAAGATATTCAGTAAGAGGTAAAATTGATAGTGGTATATTATTCAGTATAACTGAAGCAGATACTAAACAACTTGTAGCGATTTTAAAAGAAAAAAGATTTAATGATATGAGAAAGTGGGTTATTAATAACCTAGAAAAAGAACCATCATCATTGTTTTCAAGTGTATATGAAATACTATACAAACATTTACAACCACAATCAATACCACAGGCAGTTTTAGTTATCGCTGGATATCAATATAAGTCTGCTTTTGTAGCAGACCAAGAGATTAATATGGTCGCTTGTTTAACAGAAGTAATGGCAAACTGTAAGTTTAAATAATGAAAGCAAATATTATAACATTTCTATTCATTTCAGGTGTTCTTGCTTTGGGGAGAATTATTCCACACCCACCAAACTTTACACCAATTTTAGCAACAGCAATTTTTACTCCATATATAATTAAAGATAAATGGATTGCAATGTCAATTCCATTATTAGCAATGTTTATTGCAGATTTAGTTATAGGTTTTCATCCATATATGTTATGGGTGTATGGAGCAATAGGTTTATCAACTTTAATTAGTAATTGGTCAATGAAGTTTAATAAAAAATATATTCAATTAGGTGTAATGGCAATTATATCTTCTGTACTATTTTTTATAATTACTAATTTTGCAGTATGGGTTATGTGGGATAATTATCCAAAAACAATTGATGGTTTAGTAATGTGCTATACTATGGCAATACCCTTTTTTCAAAACACATTATTATCAACTATGCTATATACAACACTTATAGTTTTAACAGTACAGAAAGGAATAAAATATGCGAACAATTATTTTTAACCTAATTTTATTAATAGGATTACTAGGATGTTCAAATCAAACATTTGCACCAGATACAACCACATTAAAATATGGTAATACTGGTCAAGATGGAGATAGTGTTAATGGAGATTATGATTCAGAAAATTTTACCATTACACAAACATTTAAATGGTCTAAACAGAAGTAGATGATGGATAGAAAAGCAGTACTCGGTCAAATAGGTGAAAAGATAGTAAGTAATTACTATTCTAGGGCAGGTAAAGTAGTAGAACACTCTATTGATCCTTTTGATAGTCATAAAGATTTACTAGTAGAAGGTGAACGTGTTGAAGTTAAAACACAAACTCGTTATTTTACTAAAGATTGTTTTACTCTTAAAACGAATCAACTTAAAAAATGTATGGATGGTTTTTATATTGTAGAGTGTCCTACATCAGCAAGTAATGTATCTTCACTATATAAAGTAGACAAAGGGTTTAGATATACCACAGGTCAGATGAATAATGGAGATATTAGATACGAAATAAAAAGATTGCAACCAGCTATCACAAAATTAACAGACATTGAAGGTAAAGAGAAAATGTTATTGAGAAGATACAGCACAAATTATGTACGAACTAAAAGATTATCTTAAAGCTATTAATGAATCAAAAGAGAATTTATTAGACACACCAGACCCGACTTGGGAAAAGAAGTACCCACCCTTTGTAATTAACCGTTGTCTATCTATGTTCTATGATACCATAATGCATAGCAATGAAATGAACGGACTACACTTTCTACCAAAGCGTATGCAATTTCACTATTTCATAAATAGTATACGAAAGAAAAGGCGATTTGGAGGTAAGTGGTTATCAAAAACCAAGTTGAAGAACCTAGACATTGTAAAACGTTATTATGGTTATAGTAATACAAAAGCAAAGGAAGCACTCAACATACTTACAGATGACCAAATTGAAAGTATTAAATTAAACCTTATACAAGGTGGGAGAAAGTTTAAATGAGTGATGAAATAATTAGTTGGTCGCAAGGGGATATGCTTGAGGTTACTATTAAGCAACCTGACGACTTTTTAAAAGTTAGAGAAACATTAACAAGAATTGGTGTAGCAAGTAGAAAAGATAAGACACTTTATCAATCGTGTCATATACTACACAAGCAAGGCAAGTATTACATAGTACACTTCAAGGAATTATTTGCATTAGACGGTAAGAAATCAACATTAACTCAAAACGATATTCAAAGAAGAAATACCATATCTTTATTACTACAAGATTGGAACTTAATTGATATTGTTAAAAAAGAATCGACGGAAGATAAAGCACCGTTGAGTCAAATAAAAGTATTACCATTTAAAGAGAAAAAAGAATGGACGTTATCTGCTAAATATAATATAGGTAAAAAAGTGGACGACAAGAAGGATACAAAACCAAAAACAGTTGTTGGTAATACAATGAGCGATGAATAAATGCAGATATCAAAATTCAAAGAATACATAACAGAAGCAAAAACTTCTGGATCATATAGATTAATCATTATATCAGATGAACCTGAAAATGATTTAAACTTCCATACAGCAAAAAACTTAATGAAACAAGCAGATAAGCTTGGTCATAAGTCATACATCTATAGAAATACTGGTGGGTATGTAACTGTTGAAGATGATGGAGAAATGTATTTCCATAATCAAGATGACAAAAAAGGATTTAGAGTATCAGCAAAAGATACAGTTGCTATTATAAGAGGTTCAGTAGTACGTAGAGATAGTTGGATGGACTTGGTATCAAGATTAGAAAAACACCAAGTGTGTGTAATTAACAGTAGAGAATGTGTTAGTATGTGTGCCGACAAATATAGAACTTCATTAAGATTAGCAGACTATGGTATTAGACAACCTAAATCAGTATTGGTAACTGATCCAGAAAATTCAATGGAATCTTTTGATAGTTTAGAAGAAAAGTTTCCTGTTATCTTAAAGACATTAAGAGGTTCAAAAGGTGTTGGTGTCTTGTTTATTGAATCAGAAAAATCATTAGATTCAATAGTACAATTACTTAATAAACAAGATGAGGATTCTGATATATTATTACAGCAATATATAAAAACTAAATGGGATGCTAGAGTTTTAGTATTACAAGGTAAAGTATTTGCTGCTATGAAAAGACACGTAGTGCCAGGAGATTTTAGAAGTAATGTATCAAGAGGTGCAGAAGTAGAAGAATTAAAATTAACAAAATTAGAAACAGAAGAAAGTTTAAAAGCTGCTAAGGCAGTAGATGGTCAATGGGTTGCAGTAGATTTTATACCGTCAGCAGATAGAGTAAACGAAGAACCATTTGTTATTGAAGTTAACTCTTCACCAGGTACAGAAGGTATAGAAGAAGCAACAAATAGAAATTTAAGTAAAGAAATTATACAACACTTTGAAAATAGAGAACATTGGAAAAAAGTTCCAACTATGTGTGGGTATAAAGAAGTTGTCTACATACATCCATTTGGACGTATAGTAGGTAAGTTTGATACAGGTAATTCAGGTACGTCTGTTATACACGCTGATAAAATAAAAAAATCAGGTGGTAAAGTTACTTGGTCGTTAGAAGGTAAGACACTATCAAACGATATCATACGTAAGCAAACAATTAACGTAGGTGGTTTAAGAGATTATAAAGAAGAAAGAATAGTAATAAAACTTGATGTAAAATTTGCAGGTGGATATTACAAAGAAGTAGAATTTACATTAGACGATAGGGATGAAAAATCAAAAATATTATTTGATAGAGAAACAATGAATAGGTTTAATGTAATGGTTAACCCTAATAGAAAATATATAATAACAACAAAGTATAGTTTAGATGATAGCAGAAGCAAGAAGTAAAGAAGAGATAGCAGAAGATATTAAACATATCTTAAAAGATAAAGTAGCTCCAGCCGTTGCTCAACACGGTGGGTTTATAAATTATCTTGACTTTGATATGGATTTAGGTGTAGCAAAATTAGAACTAGCAGGTAGTTGTTCTGGTTGTGCAATGTCTAAACAAACATTACATCAAGGTGTGGAAGATATGTTAAAGCATTATGTTCCAGAAGTCAAAGCTATTGTAGGTGAAGATGATGAGAAGGCAGTAGAACAAGGATATACACCTTTTTTTCCACAAGGCAACATTGACAATTCATAAGCAATAGTGTATATTATAATCAAGGAGAAATATAATGGCAAGTGATATCTTAATATGTAGATTGATGACAGGAGAAGATGTTATCGGTCACATTACCGAAGGTTCAGAAAAAGTTACAATCAGAAAAGGATACGTTATCATACCAACACAATCTGCTCCAGGAAAACCTGTGCAGTTAATGATGACACCTTACGCTCCATATTCAGAAGGAGAAACGATTGACATTAACAAAAATTTGGTAATTTCAATATCAAAAGCAAAAAAACAAATACAAACAAGTTATACAAATACCACTTCATCTATTGTAACACCTAATAAACAGTTAATAACTGAAACAGGTTTGCCTACATTAGATAAAAAGTGATAGATGTTTATTTTGTAAGAAACGGATCCAAAATTCGTGTTCAATCCAGAGAAGGATTGACAGCAATGGAGGCGGCGAAATTTGAATCACACGTAAGTATACCAGAAATTCCTGCCGATTGTGGCGGTAATTGTATGTGTTGTACGTGCCACGTATATGTAGATGAAAAGTGGATAGACAAAGTGCCAAAACCAGTAGACTCTTCAATAGAAGAAGCACAATTAGAATATGAAAAAGGATATAAACCAAATCAAAGTAGATTAAGTTGTCAAATAAAACTTACTAAAGACCTTGATGGTTTAATACTCCATTTGAGACCAGATGAACTTTTATAAAAACGTAATAGAATATAAAGGCAAACTACTTGTTAGAGGTGTAAGAGATAGCAAAGAGTTTAAAGAGAAGATTAATTTTTCACCTACATTATATTCAGTATCACAACGACAAGAAGAATTTAAATCATTACAAGGACATAATTTAAGACCTATTACTTTTTCATCTATTGACGCTGCTCGTAGATTTAAACGTGATGTTGCTACTCAAAATGCACCTGTCTATGGACTTGATAGATTTCATTATCAATACATCAATGAAGAGTATCCAAAACAAGTTAAGTGGTCAAAAGATTTAATTAAAATATTTACATTAGATATAGAATGTACCTGTGAAAATGGATTTCCAGAAGTAAATAATCCAATTGAAGAACTGTTATGTATTACAGTTAAGAATCAAACAAACAAACAAATTATAACGTGGGGTGTTGGCGAGTTTAAAACTTTACGTACAGACGTAACTTATATTAAATGTTCAGATGAAAGACATTTAATAATGGAGTTTATGAAATTTTGGTTGAAGAACTATCCAGATGTTATTACAGGTTGGAATACTAAATTTTTTGACTTACCTTATTTAATGAATAGAATTCAAATGGTTGCAGGTGCCAAAGTTGCAAATAGAATGTCGCCTTGGAACTTAATACATAAAGAAGAAATAATTGTAAGAGGTAGACCTAATACATATTATTCATTGTTTGGTATTGCAATGTTAGATTATCTTGATTTATATAAATGGTTTATACCAGTAAGACAAGAGAGTTATAGATTATCTTTTATAGGTGAAACTGAATTAGGTGAATCTAAAATAGAAAATCCATATCCAACATTTAAAGATTTCTATACAAAAGATTTTCAAAAATTCGTAGAGTATAATATTCAAGACGTAGAAATAGTTGATGGTTTAGAAGATAAGTTAGGGTTAATTGATTTATCTTTAACCTTTGCGTATGAAACTAAAGTAAACTATAACGATATTTTCTCACAGGTGAGAGTTTGGGATACATTAATCGCAAACCACTTGATGACAAAAAAGATTTGTGTACCTCCTAGAGAGGACCACATAAAGGACACCAAGTATGAAGGTGCGTATGTGAAAGAACCTAGATTAGGTATGCAAAAATGGGTGGTGTCTTTTGATATCAACTCTCTTTATCCACATATTATTGTACAATATAATATTTCTCCCGAAAAGATATTAGGTGTTAAACCATCTGGTGTTTCTGTGAATAAAATGTTGAGTAAGAAGACACCCCTAGATTATTTAAAAACAGAAGGTGCTTGTATAACACCTAACGGTGCAATGTTTAAAAGAGATAGTCAAGGTTTCTTACCTGAAATGATTGAAAAGATTTATAAAGACCGTGTGA